ACAAATTCTATAAGTAGAAATGTTACTGATGTTGATGATGATGGAAATACTAATATAGGAGATAGAGCTATAGTTATAAGTTTGGGAGAGGGCGATACTGAAAATGTTACTTTTGACGCTTGTTCTATATATCTAGGTGAAAATCTTAGTTTACCTATAGATGCTGCTTCAACTAATGCAGATTCAACAAAATCTACGTTTGAGCCTATAAAAGACCCTTTACAACAGATAGAAACCCTACCACCAGCACAAATCCCCAATGCAAACCCACAACCATCATTACAAGTACAAGAAATTAGCTATGACGCCCCCTCTGCAACTACTCCAACAGCAGTTAAAGAAACAACTCCAATAGTAGCAACAGAAGATGATTTTTCTGATGACGAAATGGATGATCCAGTATTTGCAGCTTTGGCAGAGGCTCAGGAAGAAGGATTCATAAGTTTTATAGATTCAGAAGATTATGAAATAGCAGGAACTGAAACACCAGTTGAAGAGCAGAATAATATAATAGTAGAGGAGGATGAATCCGAGGAATCTTCTAATGAATCCGGAGAATACGAAGCCCCTCCGGTATCTACAGATGATACTATGACTATTATTAAAGGTAAAAGGGATTTTCAAACTTTTATTAAGAATAAGTCAATGAAAGAAATGGAAAAATACTACCCTATTACTTTAGAACCTGGAAAGGGAGCTGCTGACAATGCAATTGATATAGTATTAGATCCTAAAAGTCCTAGTGATATGATTGAAAGACTAAAAGCTGATGGAGCAAATTCATCAAATTGTCCTGATATAAAATATCTAATAATTCATACTACTGCTACAAATTACCGATCTCATCACAAGTTAATTAATTTCTTTTATTATTCTAAAAAATGGTCACGTCATGGATATAACATTAGTGTAGATGGTGATGGAAGGTGTAATTATAATGTAGATATAGTAAAAAAAGGAAATTCTAACGGATGTGCATTAAATGTTTATCCTGCAAAAATTAATTTCCCTGATGGAGATTCATTTGGCAAACTTACAAATTACAATGCTATAAATATAAGTTGGATAGGAACAAAAGGAACACCAGTTAGAACTTTTTCAAAAATTGGAAAAACTACCAAACCTAACATAACAGCTAACCAATCAAACTCCTTCCAAAAGCTAATAGAATATTTTTGTGAAGCATTTCCTAATATTAAGATAGCAGGACATAACCAAATTACAATAAAAACAGGTTCCGGAAAATCATGTCCTACATGGAATAATGCTAAATTTTTAGATTTAATGAAAGGTGAGTCAGGCTCTAATGTTAAAGATAAAAATATATTTAAAAAATTCCCTAGTGATATTCCTAATAGTGAATTTTATTCAAAAATAGATGGCACCGATGCAGGAGGATCTACATGGATTAATAATATAGAGGTAGAAGACCCAAATGATCCAAATGAAACGATAAAAATAAAAGATCCAAATGATGTAAGCGATAGAGATAAAACATTTAAGAGTGTTAAAAGTAAAGCTAACAAGAGAAATGATAAAAGAGTTCTACAAAATTTTGGTGACTATAAAGGAGTTAAATATAGCAACACAGCAGATTATGTATTTGCCTTAACTCATCCTTCTAAATATTCATAAATTATGGCAAGAAAATTTACACAAGAAGACCTATATATTGGTAAACAAGTATTAATTGATAGTGATAGATTAGTATTTAATGGGAGGGATGATGCTATATTTTCAACTACTAATCTTTTTATGTTTAAAACAGATGGAGAATTTCATATAAACACTAAAGAAGATACATTTATAAATACTCCTAAAATATATATAGGACCTGTAATAGATGGAAAAGACCCAAATATACCTGCCGTTAAAAGTGACACTTTAAAAATAATTTTAGAAGATTTAATTCAATCCTTAAAAACATTTTTTACTATTCAATACCCACAGACATCAGGCCTACAAGGTCCTAATCCAGCTATTAATAAAACATTAGGTCAATCTATTATTACTAATTTAGATAGGATAGAAGCAAAATTAGATGATATTAAAAGTGATAAAGTATTTATAAGATGATAAATAAACCCCTTAACAATATTATAAATTCTGCTACCCAAACCTTATTTGAAAGCAAAGATAAAATAATTACAGTTGCTAAAAAAAGAGCAGAAGAAAAATTAGATAGCACCATTCCAACAAAGGAAGACCTTGAATTACAACTACGATCAATAGTAGCATCAGTCGTAGCAGATCCAACAGGAGCTATTAAATCTGTCCCTATATCTAATTCAGATGAATTTCAAAAAATATTATTAAAAGTAGAAAAAGTTTATAATCGATTTATATCTATTTTAGATAGAGCAATTAAAAAATTAGAAGATGGCAAAAAAGAATTAACATCTATAAGTGATAAATTAAATTCAATAAAATCTAAAATGGAAGTTTTATTAGGATTTACAGATATACTCACCCCAATATTTGAAATTATTAATACCATAAAACCAACTTTAAATTTAGCACTAGCTTCTCAAGTATCAGTTCCGGGAGCAGGAGGGCCTGTTAGTGGATTAACAATAAATAAATTAGGAGATAAAAAGAAAAAAATAGAAGACCTCCTTCAAAAAGGAAAAGATTCTTTAAGTAGTGTAGGTGATATTTCAAAATTTTTTAATAAAGAAATAGAAGTAATTGAAAACCCCTTAAATAAGGGAATTTCAGGTATAGAGGAAGCAATCCAAAAGCTTGTAAATTTAAGAAACCAAATAAAAGAAGTATACACTCAATTTATAGAATCATTAATTATACCAGGATTAGATGATGAGGATAATGATAATGAATTATTAGGAAATGAAAATCTTGAAGAGTATTTAAAGGATAAAAATAATCTTAGCACAGTATTAAGGGATGCTTTAACAAAAGGACCCGTAAAAAGGGGAGATAAAGATCCTAATGATCCTAGTGACCCTATTCAAATATTTCCTCCTAAAATAACCTTTAGAGGATTTAATTAATAAAACATAAATATTTAATATTTATTAAAAACACCAAATTAGTATGAAATTAAGTACATTTGAAAAAGTAATCAGAAAAGTTGTACGTGAAGAAATAGACTACGCTTTAAGACGTGAAATTGCGTTATTAAAAGAAAATTTAACAACTAATAATCAAGTTATAACTGAAGTAAAAAACGAACCTGCTCCGGAAGAATTTAGACAAAAACTTAGAGAGCAATTTACCCCACAAGAATTTTCACAAGATAATACATTAAATGGTTTATTAAACGAAACAGCGCAATCATCACATAATCAACCCAATACCCAACATAACCCACATGATCCGGTAAACCAATTTTTAAATAAGGATTATAGCAAGTTAATGAAAGCAATAGAAAAAAAGAAAAATTTTAGACCATAATGGCTATTAAACTCCGTAAACCTATAAAAATAAACCCAATTGATGTTGCTGAAAGGACAGCAGTAGGAGTTCGTTTACCTTTTAATAGAAAAAGGGTATTTACTTTAGATTATACTACTAAAGAACATGCTAGATCTAAATTAATAAATGTATTAATTACTTCTCCAGGAGAAAGATTAAACCAACCACTATTTGGGGCTGGGTTAAAAAATAGGCTGTTTGAACAACAAACAGAAAATGCAGGAGAGGGTCTTAGAAATTATGTAACTCCCCAAGTTGAACAATATGTCCCCGAAATCGAACTTAAAAATATATTTTTAAAAGATGGAGGTATACAAGGCCATAAATTATTTGTTACAGTTAATTATTCATTAGTAAATAATGATATAGAAGATTCAGTAACTTTAAGTTTTACTAACGACAATTTTAATAATCAATAATGGCATACTCAAGCGCAACATCAGACAATAAACCTATAAATTACCTTAATAAGGATTTTTCTGACTTTAAAGATGCCCTTATTAACATGGCACAAATCTACTACCCAGATACTGCTAATGATTTTTCTGAAGGAAGTCCAGGTACTATGTTTATTGAAATGGCGTCTTATATAGGTGATGTATTATCATTTTACACTGATGCACAGGTACAAGAAACATTTTTACAATATGCCCAAGAAAGAGAAAATTTATATTCTTTAGCTTATACTTTAGGATATATACCTGTAGTCACAAATCCCTCAGCAGTTGAATTAGAAATATTTCAACAAATCCCCGCTAATAGTGATGGAAATCCAGATTATGATTATGCTTTAAGACTTAGAAGAAATTCTACATTTAAACCTAACAATAATAGTGGAACTGACTTTCTTATTCAAAATGATGTAAATTTTGCTTTTAGTTCTTCATTTGACCCCACTGAAGAAACTATATATTCCACAGTCGGTACTCAACCAGATTATTTTCTTTTAAAGAAAAAAGTTAAAGCTATTAGTGCTAAATTAAAAACTGAAACATTTGCAATAACAAATGCTGAAAGGTTTAAAACATTATCATTAGATGATACTAAAATAATAGGAATTCAATCTATTATAGATTCTGAAGGAAATGAATATACAGAAGTTCCTTATTTAGCTCAAGAAACCATATTTGAAGAAGTCCCAAACACAGAGGCTAATGATCCCGAACTAAAACAATATAATAACCAAGTTCCTTTCTTATTAAGAACTAAAAAGGTAGCTAAAAGATTTGTAACAAGATTTAGATCTGATAAAAAAATGGAAATTCATTTTGGTGCTGGGGCTACTAGTGGAGATGATACAACTATAATTCCAAACCCAGATAATATAGGATTAGGAATTAAGGATGGTAGATCTTTATTAGATAAAGCATATGACCCATCTAATTTTTTATTCACTAAGGCCTATGGAGAAGTACCTTCAAATACAACTTTAACTGTAACTTATTTAAGGGGTGGCGGAATAGCTGCAAATGCTAATGCTAATGTTATAAATAGAGTAGGAACATTAACTGTTGTACCTAATAAAGGAAATTTAAATACTACGGTACTCAATGCAGCTACAGATTCAATAGCTTGCAATAACCCAGAACCTGCTACTGGTGGGGGACAAGGTGATTCGGCTCAGGATATAAAATTAAATGCTATAGCTAATTTTTCAGCCCAAAAACGAACTGTAACAAAAGAAGATTATATATTTAGAGCATTATCATTGCCCCCACAATTAGGTGGCATAGCTAAAGCATATATAGCACAAGATACACAAATAACTCTTGATACCAATAAAAGAATATCTAACCCTAATGCATTAAATTTATACACTTTAGGATATGATTATAATAGAAAATTAAACACATTATCGTATGCTGCTAAGGTTAATTTAGCTACTTATTTAGAACAATATAGAATGTTAACTGATTCTATTAATATAAAAGAAGCATCAGTAATTAATTTTAAAATAGAATTTGAAATTTCAGTCAAAGCAGGATTTTCGAATGATCAAGTCCTTTTAAATTCAATCCAAGGTATACAAAATTTCTTTAATACTAATAATTGGCAAATAAATGAACCTATAAATATAGGAGACATAAATAGCCTATTATATACTATAAACGGAGTCCAAACAGTAAATAATATAGAATTTACTAATTTATTTGGTGAAAATTCAGGCTATTCAAAATTTAAATACAACTTTGAGGCCGCTACCCGAAATGGCACTAT